TTTATCTCATATCTATCATATCTAAAGGTAGCTTGACATTCTGTAACAACTTCACCTTCTCTATAGCTTATACTTACATCACCAAGAGATTGAACCCACATATTGACAAATGATAATGATAAAACAGATGTATTAAAATTGTCTTTTATATTTAATGTGGTGTCTATAACATATGCAGCATGCTCTTCATCAGCTTTATTATAATTATTATTTATATATGTCAGCCATTCAAACAATAATTTCCAGTTCTTATAAGACGCGTCAACTATAAATGTTACTGTTAATGGATCAAAAGTTACACCACCCTGATGTACTGTTGTTTTAAATGCTTGCCATCTATGCTCTTCTTCATCTAATGTTGTAGCAGGTATTGTTGTATTAGATATGTTTAATACAAATTCATCTGCAGCATCTAATGTAGTCTCTGATGGTAATACAGGAAAAACTAATTCAAAATTAGCACTAGTGGTTTTATTTAATTCTATGTTTGGCATTTATTTCCATAATTCCTTTAATAAATATTTTTTTAAACTAGTATTCACTAAATAATATTCTTTACATTTAAACATAACTTCATGTCCTGATTTCATTGCTTTATTAAGATTTGTTTTACTATATAATTTAGCAAGTTTGTTAAAAAATTCTTCTTGCTTTTTATTATGCTCTTCAAATTTTTCTTGCTTCCATTCTTCAAATGTTATAAATTCTTTTTTATCTTTATCATATTTATATTCACCTCTTGTAACAGAGTATGCACCATTAAAATTATCTTTACTTATTTTTATATATAAATCAATAATATCAAGTGACCATATAAAATTAAATTTTGCTATAGGGAAAAATAAATATGATATGCCATATTGACAAGCTTGATATTCACTTCCTGTAGCAAATACTCCTTCACTTCTTGCTTTCCATCCAAATTTTTTTTTGAACAGATCATCTAACGTATTATGCACATCAATTATAGTATCAGATGGTCGTCTATCTATTCTAGATTTAACTTTCTTAATATCTTTAACAAAATCACCTTTATATCCTCTATAAAAGAATGAATTCTTAACTTGATCAAGAAATGGCTTACAATCTTTTTTAAGATTATCTATTATACTGTCAATATTACCATCTTCTTTTAAATATCGTTTAAGTCTCATTGTTTAGGAAATACCTCATAATCATATAGTATTGCAGCATCAGCATCATAGCCAGTTCCTTCAAGAAACATTGATTCCGCTGCAGCAGATGGTGCTGCACCTGATGTAAAAATTGATTCGGTATTTCTATTCCCAAATCCAGTTTTACTAGTAAACAATCTTGGAAATACCTTTTTAACTATACCAACATCTGATAATGGTTTAAATAAGTATGTTTGAACTACAAATGAAGAATTCCATTTTATAATTCTTTCATCTTCCTCACCCATCTCTAATGTTGACTCAGATGAGCTTCCTTGTAATATAACCTTTATATCAAATGTTGAATCCAATTCAGGTATATACACTCTTATAAAAATATATGGTGTAAAGAATGGTAGTATTTGCTCATATATCTGATCAATATCAATAATATATAATGACCATATGTTAAGATTGAATGTTATGTTATAAGGTATAGGTGTTAAATATGACGACATTAAACTTGTTGTTGTATCTTTAGACACTGATATTCTTTTATGTTTATTAACTAACCTATCCTCAGCAAAATCAATAGAAGCAATATCTACAGCCATTATAGGCAACATTTCTTCTCTCTTATTATTCTCAAAAATATAATAGTAAACTTTTTCTTTTGGAGCAAATTTAAGAGGGACTTTAAAAGTCTTAATAAGAACACCGTCTGCATCATATCTTGCAACATAAATGTCATTAAAGATATCCAAAAATTGTATAATAGTCTTTCTTAACGCCTTATAATAATAATAACCTTTCATATTTATCCTTTACCATAATTCCTTTCTTAAAATTTTACTGAATTTTGCATCAACCATATAGTATTCTTTACATCTAAACATAACTTCATGTCCTGATTTCATTGCTTTATTAAGATTTGTTTTACTATATGTTTTAATTAAGTCATGTAAATAAGTATCTCTATTGTTTTCATAATCATCTATAGATTTTTCTCTATATTCTTCAAATGTCATGTTAGGTATCCATACAGCATCATTTTCTATATTATTACCTGTTATATTTTTAGTATCTTCTATATCATTGATATTATTATATAATATACCTTCATATTCATATTTTCCATTTCTAGATTCTTCATTATATTCATAATCATAATCATAATCACTTATAAATAAATATTCAGGTTCTTCTAACATATAATTTTGTTCTATTTTAGAATATAAATCTTCTATACTAGGCGACCACACAAAATCATATTTGCCTATAGGAAAAAACATAAATGATATACCATATCCACTAATATTATCTTTTTTTCCATTAACGAATGTTCCTTCACTTCTAGCATGCCATCCAAGATACCTTTTAAACAAACTATCTAACATGTTATGTAATTCAGGAGGTGTATCTTTTGGTATTCTATCAGTTCTTGATTTAAATTTTTTGATATCATTTATTGAATCTTTAGTTCCACGATAAAAAAATTCTCCTTTAGTTTGTACTATATAAGATCTAGGACAATCTTTTTTAATTATTTCAACCACTTCTTCAGCAGTATAACTTTCATTTAAGTATTGTTTAAGTCTCATATTCTAATATTCTAATATCTATTAATTTTGTATCTTTTATATCATTATCAATAACCCATGCTGATATTTCTTTAATTATTTTGCCAACTTTAGGTCCGGGTTTTAATCCTAATAACTCCATAACACGATTACCATCAACAAGCTTTAATCTTTTTTTAACTTCTTTTATATTGTATTTATCTTTTAATTTTATACACTTATCAACTATTTTTTCAAATTCACCAGCATGTATAAATGAAGAACCTCTTGATGCACTATCTGCGAAAGATACAGCTACTAAAACATCCCAATTATCATCATTAACAAGTTTGACTATCTTGCTTGTTTTCATACCAAGAATATTATGAAATTTCATATGATTGCCTACAGCAAACAACAAAGCATTTCTTTCTTTATTACTCATTTTTAATCTATCAGCTATGCTATTAACTAATTCAATACTCTCTTTAGCATGGCCATAATATGTAGGTAAACCTTTTTTATCACTAAGAGTAACACCTTTACCTGTATCATGTAATGCAGTAGCTAACATTTGTAATGGCTGATCAATCTTAACTTGCTTTATTGCTTCTATGGTATGTGAATATACTGTAGCTCCTGTTGAAAAATACAAATATTTTTTAGGATCATCATGTTCAGGATTATTACGATCATATTTTTCTAATTCACCTAATTTTTTCCCTTCAGCATATTTATTTCTTGCTGCTATTAATTGCTCATTTATAAAGTTCATTAATCTCATTCTATAATTCTTCTTACATAACCAGATGTTTCAGGATGATGTTTCATATTTTCTTTAAACCATTTTAAGTTCATAATTTCTGGAAATATATATTTTAGTAAATTCAATTCATCTAATGTATTTAGGTACTTAGCAAAGACATCTCCTGACTGAGATGCTGCTTTCATTATTTCATCTTTAATTCTTTCAGGTGATAAATCTTGAATACGATATGAAGATTTCTTAATAGCTTTCTTTGTTTTTGGTTCTATATCAAAATCCAATTTAGCTGAAAAACGAGCTGCTCTTAACATCCTTAAATAATCTTCGCCAAATCTTTTATTAGGATCACCTACAGTTTTTAACACTTTGTTTTTAATATCTTTTTTACCATTAAAATAATCAATAATATTACCATCTTTATCAATTGCCATTGCATTAATTTGAAAATCTCTCCTTTTAGCATCATCTTTAAAAGAGCTTGATATTTTTACAGTATCAGGTCGTCTACCATCTTTGTATGTGCCGTCTTGGCGAAATTGCGCAATCTCAAAATTATAAGACCCTTGCTTAATAACGACTATGCCAAACTGTTTTGATTTGCCTATATCATGAGTTTTATATAATTTACTTATTCTATCCATAGGCATATTAGTACATATATCAATATCATGTGGCTGAATACCTAACACAATATCTCTAACACATCCACCTACAATATAACATTTAAAACCTTTCTTATTAATAGTCTGTAATACTTTTACAGCGGATTTTAACATCTTATTATTATTAATATATCCGGTCCAATCTTTTATATTATTTTCATTTAAGTAATTTTCAAGTCTCATAGTTTCTTATGATACATTATCACAAAAATACCATCCTCTATATTGTTTATATTTACCACTTTTAACATTTCTAAAATTTCCAGAATAATATTTATTTTCTCTACAAAATTTTTCTAGATTTTCAATAATTAAAGATCTGCCATCTTTATGTTTTAAAATCCATTTCTTAATAGATGGATGATTATCACTTTGAGTAAAAGATTTAATTTTATTTATTGTTTTTTGTGTATGTTTTTTACCAAAAAATGGATTTAATTCACCACTATTTGCTTT